CAACAAGTAAAAGTTGCAGGTTTTATTAAACGCTCAGCTAATCATGAACGTATTAAAGAAGAAGAGGAAGAGCTAAAACAGTTGATGGAGGATAATAAAAAAAATACACCTCCAGAAGATGATAACATTGAACCTGATAGCGCAGAAGAAAGAAGTTTTAAAAAGCGTTATGGTGATTTGCGTAGGCACTCACAAAAGCAACAAGTTGAACTGCAAAAGCAAATCGATGACTTAAAAGCTCAACTCGATAGTACAGCAAAACAAACATTTAGTCTGCCTAAGTCTGAGGATGAACTTGAGGCATGGGCAAATGAGTATCCAGATGTAGCTAAAATCGTAGAGACTATTGCCATTAAGAAAGCACGTGAACAGTCACAAGAACTTGAATCACGGCTACAGAAGATTAATGAGATGGCAGAGGAAACTGCTAAAGAGAAAGCTGAAGCAGAGCTCATGCGATTACATCCAGATTTTGCCAAGATTCGTGATCAGGATGAGTTCCATGAATGGGTTGAAAAGCAACCTCGGTGGGTGCAGAGTGCGTTGTACGACAATGAGAATGATGCGGTATCAGCAGCTAGGGCAATCGACCTATACAAAGCTGACAAGGGTATTACACAGAAACGTAGCAGAGACACAGATAGAGAAAATACAGTTAATGCTGCTCGTTCTGTACGCACACCTAATAAGGCTCGTGTCGATTCTGAATCAGAGGAAGGACTCTTTTACGAATCCCAAGTAGAGAAGATGTCTTCACTTGAATATGAACGTAATCAAGAGGCTATTATTGCTGCTATACGTGCAGGTAAGTTTGTGTATGACAAGACAGGGTACGCACGATAGTAAGTTAGTACGCACGATAGTAAGTTAGTACGCACGATAGTAAGTTAGTACGCACGATAGTAAGTTAGTACGCACGATAGTGAAGCATTTTACTTGACAAACTTAAAATAGCTTCATATAACAAGAGTAATTAACGGGCGAAGAGGGTAGCTCCCCTGCTAATGCCGACACATTAGCTAGCCCATTTTCTTGTCGGGGATAAAATGGAACAATTAAAGTGCTGTCGTAAGTGTGGCATTGAAAAGCCACTGACTGAGTTTCATAAAGATAAGCATAAAAAGTTTGGGGTTAGTGGGGTGTGTAAGCCCTGTATTTGTGCCATAAAACACGAGTACTATCTTAAAAACGAAAGCACAATAAGAAAAAACGTGTCGGTATACAGAAAAAGCTATATACCAAAACACAACAGAGAAATAGATTCAAGGTTAAAGAACCTTTGTACTAAAGCCAAGAATCGGAATAAAGAATTTAGTTTAGTCAATGCAGACTTACTAGATGTTTTTGAAGTGCAACAAGGTCTATGCGCTTATACAAAACTGCCGCTAGTAGCTACAGCCAACCAGTTTAATACTATAAGTTTAGACCGAATCGATAGCAGCAAAGGCTACCACAAGGATAATATCCAATTAGTCTGTGCAGCTATCAATAAGATGAAACAGGAATATACGGAACAGATGTTCATTTCCTTGTGTCATCTTGTAGCGCAAAACAATAAACTATCAGACTTACCTGAAAACATATTGGCCCGGGATTAACCGCACTCAATATTGACAGCCTCTGTTGTGAATGTTTAAGCGTATTTATATACTTATTCATTTATCTTAGGAGGATAAATCATGGCTTTTCCTAAAGCCCCAGGATATGGCAATCTGCCCAATGGGTCATTCTCGCCTGTAATCTACAGCAAACAGGTACAACTCGCATTCCGTAAAGCTTCTACTGTCGAAGACATCACTAACAGTGATTACTTCGGTGAAATCGCTAACATGGGCGATTCAGTAAAGATCATCAAAGAACCTGAAGTCTCTGTTCAGTCTTATGCTCGTGGCACACAGATCACTGCACAAGATCTTGATGACGAAGACTTTACCCTTGTTGTTGATCAGGCAAACTACTTTGCATTCAAGATTGATGACATTGAAGCTGCTCACAGTCATGTGAACTTCATGGCAATGGCATCTGATCGTGCTGCATATCGTTTGCGTGACCAGTATGACCAAGACGTTCTTGGTTACCTCACTGGCTTTTATCAGTCTGCAAAACATGTTAATGCTGACACGGCACGTACTACTGCCCCAGGCACTAAGGCTGTTGCTACTGCAGGTTCGGATGAACTCCTTACCACGATGAAGCTCCGTAAAGATAGCTTTGGTAACATTACCACGGCATCTGCAGGTGATCATTCGATTCCTCTTGCTGCTCGTCTTCCTGGCGCAACTGCTCTCCCCACTGCAACTGCATCACCTTTGATGGTCATTGCACGTATGGGTCGTTTGTTGGATCAGCAGTTTGTTGATACCACTGGTCGTTGGTTGGTTGTCGATCCCGTCTTTATTGAGTTGCTTAAGGACGAAGATAGCCGCTTGCTCAACAGTGACTTTGGCGGTTCAGGTCTTCAGAATGGTCTTGTTATTAACAATTTGCATGGCTTCCGTGTTTATGTTTCTAACAACCTTCCCAAGATCGGTACTGGTCCTGGCACTACAGGTACTGCTAACCAGAACAGCAACTACGGTGTGATCGTTGCAGGTCATGAGGCTGCTGTTGCTACTGCACAGCAAATCACCAAGACTGAAAGCTATCGTGATCCTGACAGTTTTGCTGACATTGTACGTGGTATGCACTTGTACGGAAGAAAAATTTTGAGGCCCGAAGCAATTGTAACTGCCAAGTATAACGCAGCTTAATTGCTTTATGTTATAATGTTTTGATGGACACATTAAAACTTTACCAAGGACACCCACATGAAAATGGCAGACATTGCACTTCATGTGGGGTGTTTAAGCAAGCAGATCAATTTCATTTAGAGCGTGACTCTAAAGCCAAAAATGGCGTTACTATGAGGGGTCAGTGTAGACCTTGTAGAGAGCACATCAAATGGAAATCGTTTATTGTTAGAACTTATGGCATAACTGCAGATGACTACTATGCCATGCTAGAAAAACAGAATTACAGATGTGCTATTTGTGATTCTGAATCTAACAAAAATACTGCTCGTGAAAAGATGTTTATTGATCACTGTCATGAAACAGGTAAAGTAAGAGGGCTGCTTTGTAGTAAATGCAATATAGCCCTTGGCAATTTCGATGATAATGTTGAAACATTAAAACGTGCTATATCTTATTTAAGTTCATCTGAAAGGAATTTTTAAATGGCTACCGTTGACGTATCCCCCGGAATTCAAGCAGGTACTAACCCTGCTCGTTCCCTTCGTAATATGCCTTATGTGATTGAAGCCACGCTTAACTTTGCTACGGCTGCTACCACTAAAGGCAGTGCACTTGCAGCTACGGATGTTATCGAAGTTCTAGACATCCCTGCTGAATCAGTCGTTCTTTCGGCAGGTTATGAAGTCACTGCTGCTATCACTGGTGATGTTACTGTTGATGTCGGTGTTACTGGCATTGATGCTGACAACTTCATTGATGGTGCTACGCTAGCTGCAGCTACTGCAGTTGGTACGTATGCACAGCAGGCAGCTGCATTCCAGCCCATCATCCTTCAGTCAGCTGACACGCTTGACGTTCTCATTGCAACTTCTACCACGGCTATCTCTGCTGGTGCTATCCGTGTGTGGGCAGTTGTATGTAGCGTTGCAGATCGTGTAGGTCCCGCTGAAGTTGATCGTGACCAATTAGCCTAATAGCTAATCTGTAACAGGGGTAGTGTCTTAGGGCACTACCTCTCTTTTATATAAATAATAACATGCTTCAGTTTACTAATACTATTGAGATTGGCTCTGTTAATGTAATGACTACAGACAACCGTCCTATGTCCCCTGAAGAGTGGGCACAATTAGCTGCAGAACGTATTGTGTTTGTGGGTAATGCCACTGAGGGACCTATTAGGGATCAGGCTCTGGCGTATAAAGAGCAGATTAAAAAGGTAGTCGCTTACTACATAAAGCAAGCAGTACTTTCCAATGAGAAACATCTATTAGCGAGGATTAAGTAATGGCTATTACACAGGCAATGTGCACCTCCTTCAAGAAAGAACTGCTTGAGGCTAAGCACAATTTTCTTCTTTCTGGTGGTCACACATTCAAGATTGCACTGTTTACTTCAAGTGCTACGTTGGGTGCTAGTACGACTGACTATAGTACAACCAATGAAGTCAGTGGTACTGGATACACGGCAGGTGGTAACACACTAACACGTGTAGATCCTACGACAAGCGGTACAACTGCATTCACTGACTTTGCAGACACTACGTGGTCATCTTCTACGATTACTGCACGTGGTGCTATGATCTATAACACAACGTCTGGTGGTAGCGTGGCTACGACAGATGCAGTGTGTATTCTTGATTTTGGTAGTGATAAAACTTCTACGAGTGGAGACTTCACGATTCAATTCCCTGCTGCTGATGCAAGTAACGCAATCATCCGTATTGCTTAACTAGGGGGTTGACATGGCATACCCTGGCCTCGTAGGTGCTCTATATGGTACAGGTGTCTATGGGACTGATGAATATGGTCAAGTCTCTGGGGCAGGGGGAGCTACAGGTGCGATATATGGCTTAGGCGTATATGGCACTGATCAATATGATACGTGGTCTTTAGGTGCAACTAATGTACCTGTAACAGGTGTATCTGCTACAGGTTCAGTAGGCACAGTCAATATCACACTAAGTGCCAATGCAGCAGTCACTGGCACTGAAGCAACTGGAGATGTAGGCACTGTTGTTGTATCACTGCCTGCTGTTGTAGCAGTCACAGGTACCGAGTCTACAGGTGCAATAGGCACAGTAGTACTGCCCAATGTAGGTGTAGCAGTTACAGGTGTAGAAGGTACTGCATCTGTTGGCTCAGTAACGGTTAGTACGATTGGTGCTATCTTAGTTACAGGTGTAGCTGGCACTACAGGCTTAGGCTCAGTCAGTGCTCTTGCCTCAGCAGTAACATCTACTACAGGTAATACAGCTACAGGGGATGTAGGCACTGCAACTGCTACAGGTGGGGCTACAGTATCCCCCACTGGCAATGAAGCTACAGGTGCAGTAGGTGATGTAACAGTCATTGCTATTCAGCCTTCTGTAACGGTTACAGGTGTACAGGGAACTGGTGCAGTAGGGACAGTTACTACACTCACTAGAACCATTGTACAGCCTTCAGGTGTATCGGCTACAGGTGACATAGGCAATGTCAACATTGCAGGTTCTAACCTCATTGTTGAAGTCACAGGTGTAGATGCAACTACTGCTATAGGTGATGTACAAGTCAATGTAGGCATCGTTGTACCAGTCACTCAATTCCAGATGTCTATATACACTGAGACTTCAACAGTAACAACGACACAATTTAACTACGGTGCTATTAGTGATTTGTACTCACACAAGAGAACCGTATTAGTGCCTCGTCGATCTACTTCAAGAGATCGGGTTGCACTGGCAGCTTAATAATTGCATTAGCAGCTTAGGGGAATATCTTGTCATTTAGGTGGCCCAATAAAGATCCTGACGAGACACTTGATTACAGTGTCGATTGGTCACGTTTTCTAGGCAATGGCATAACCATCTCTACTGTGATTTGGTATGTAGATGATTCAACTGGAACAAAGACAGTGCTAAGCCCCGGTGGTGCTACTGTCTATGGTATCCAGAATGTAGCACAGACTAATACAAGCACAGTGGCTACGATCCATGTAGGTTCTGGTACAGCCAATATTGATTATAAGATCTATTGCCGTATTACAGATTCATCAGGAAGTGTGGCAGAGCAAGTGATTAAATTAAGAGTCAGGGAGCGTTAATATGTCATATGACTTCTTAGGACTCGTTAATGATGCATGTAGGAGACTCAATGAACCTGAGTTAACTACAAATAACTTTGCCAGTGCTAAAGCTTTCTATGCCCAGATTAAAGATGCAGTTAATAATGCCATTGCAGATATTAATCAACAGAAGTTTGAATGGCC